TACTATATAAGTTGTTGTTTTGGCTACATTGTAATTACTTCCTGAATCTGTACTTAAATTAAAAGAAAAATTTGCGTTATCAGTAGCTGGTCTAACATTTATAAAATAAAATTGATATTCTTTGTATGTGCTACTTATTCCAGTTGTAAAGCTAATTGATGCAGAAGCAGAAGCTGTCTGCGAACTTATTAATACCATGTTACCAGTAGCAACTGCGGCATTGTAAGCAGTTACATTGGCAATAGAATTGTTAGTCAATGAAGCTGGTAATAGAACACCACTTGTAGTTATGTTGTTTGCGAATGATCTTGTAATAGTTCCCATTATGATTTTTTCACTCCATATAGTTTAATAATTCCATCATCTATGTTACCAGAACTCATTTGAAATCTTATAGCATTAATAGCTGAAGTTGTATTAAAATAACCAGCAACATAAGTATTTAATTCTCCATCACCAGAATAGTAAGTGCTACCTGATGCTATGAAATGTTTAACATAAGTCGTAGAACTTGGATTAAATACTGTTAATGTTCCTGCAAAAGATTCATCATTACCATTACCTAATTGATGATGAGATAATTTTTGAAAAGCAGTAGATTGTGCTAAATCTTGTGTAGTTTGGTATGCTAGTGTAGTAAATGAATCATCTTCTAAATGATTAGCAGTAAAATTTGTAGTTGTTTTAGTTACGTTGTAATTACTACCACTATCAGTTGAGCCATTAAATTCAAATCCAACATCATCAGTAGCTGGTTGGCCACTAGCATTAGCAAAAGAAGTTACAGCACTTACTGAAGCATTTGTAATTCCAGCAGGAAGTATAACTCCACCAGTTGTAATGTTATTTGATAAACCTCTAGTAATTGATCCCATTATTTTATACCATACATATAGATTGTTCCTGCGTCTATGTTACCTGCTGACATTTTAAATTGAATAGCATTAACAGCAGATGTTGTGTTTCCATATCCAGATACAAAAATATTAAATGAATAATCATGGTAAGAATAAAAATTATTGTTAGATATAAAGTGTTTTACATACGTTGTAGAACTTGGGTTGAATAAAATTAAAGATCCTGATCCAGATTCATCTGTCCCATCATTACCAGCAACAATAAATAAATTTTGAAAATTAGTAGATTGTGCTAAATCGTAACTAGGTTGATAAGTTAAAGTTGGATCAGTACCATCTTCTTTATGATACGCATGAAACATAGTAGTAGTTTTAGTTACGTTGTAGTTAGAACCACCATCAGTACTCATGTTAAATTGAAATTCTATACCATCACTATTATCTTGAATAGATCCATGAATATTAACAAACACAAACTTATATGCTTTATAAGTTGAATCTATTCCAGTTGTAAAAGAAATGGTTGCAGAAGAACTAGCAGTTTGCGAAGATATTAAAGTAATACCATCACTAGCATTTGCAAGTACAGTTATTCCAGTTACAGAAGAATTGGCAATAGCACCAGAAGTAAATACTCCACTTGTTGTAATATTATTTGCTGCGGCTCTAGCTATAGCACCCATTAGTTTAACCTTAGGTATCTTACAGTAATTTCTGCAAGGTTAGCAGGTGCGGCAATAAATGTTAAAGTTGTTCCACTAATTGTATAATCTGTTGTTGGTACTAATGTTATTCCATTAACAACAACTATTACATCAGCAACAGCTCTACCAGCATCTATTGAAATTGTAGTAGCTGAACCATCACCAGTAAAGTTAGCTGATGAGTAAGCACCACCAAGTGGTAAATATCTATAAGTAATTTCAGCAGATGATCCTGGTGCAGTTACGAAAGTTAATGTAGTTCCTGATATTGTGTAATCTGTTGTAGGTGTTAATTGAAATCCATTTACGAATACTAATACATCTTCAACTGTTCTTCCTGAAGTTATTGTAAATGCTGTTGTTGAAGCATTACCTGTGTCTGTACCAAATGTGTATGTGTAAAGAAATGTGGGATCTTTTCCAATGTATGGCATTAAATTATTTCTTCCCAGTTTAAATTAGTTTCGTTCCATTTGTCCTATTCCTGCATGATTTTTTCTTAAAGGTGTTCCACCAGATGAGTGAACTCCACCATGAGTGTTATATGATGTTTGTTTCCAAACAGGATAACCTGTAAGTTTAGTTAAAAAATCTATACCAATTACTTCTTGTTCAATTCCATTTGAGTCATGAAGAATTTCATTAACTACAGAAAGAACTTCTATTACTTTTGAATTTAATCCTATTTTTGCAAATGATGCCATAATTTATCCTGTATAAGTTCCTGAGCCATTAAATACTAAAATTTTATTACTTCCTGATGTAGATTCTGTAGGTGAACCAGTTATTGTTCCTGAGTAACTTGCAGTTGGAATACTTAATATAACAACTCCTTTACCACCTGCCCCACCTGCTGCAGCATTAATAGTACCACCTCCACCACCACCACCAGTATTTGCAGTTCCAGCAGTTCCAGCAACTGCATCTTCACCAACAGATGTAGCACCAGCACCTCCACCACCTGTTCCACCTGCTCCTCCTGCAGCTCTATATCCTGCTCCGCCTCCTCCACCTGCTCTTGTAATTGAAGAACCTGTTATTGAAGAAGCTGTTCCTGTTCCACCAGCACCGCCTGTTGATCCATTACCTCCATTAGAATTTGGATTTCCATTTGAGCCTGTTCCACCTGCTCCACCACCACCACCTCTAAAAGTTCCACCATTATTTCCTTGACTTGGAGATGTGCTTGGAGTGTTTCCTGAACCAGCAGTTCCTCCATAAGTTGCGTCATTTGAACCAGCACCACCAGATCCACCAGAACCTGCAGCTGAGCCTGATGATTGCCCATTACCAAAACCACCTCCAGCAGAGGTTATAGTTGTTAATCCTGTTCCTGAAATAGAAGATGAACTTCCTTGAGAACCATTACCATTAGAAGTTCCACCAGCACCACCATCACCAACTGTTACTGTAATTACTGTTCCTATCTGAACAGACTGAGTAGATGTTCTATATCCTCCAGCTCCTCCACCACCTGCAATATTAGAACCACCTCCACCACCTCCAGCGATTACTAAAAAATCTACTGAATAAGGTGTTGGTGATAAAGCATCTGTTCCTTCATTAATTCCTGAACTTGCTAACCAACCTTGTGTTGAATCTATATAAACTAAACTTGTTCCTTCTCTCTCACCAGTTAATTGTAAATTAGCTGTTCCACCTTCTATTTTATTTGAATTAGGATTTATTGTTAAAGCATTAGTGTCAAAAGTTCCTGCGTAATCTAATAATATAATTGTATCTCCAACAGAAGGAGTTGCAGGTAGTGTTACTGTAAATGCAGCTGAAGTTGTGTTACAAGGATAACCTCTACCAGCAACAGCTGTAAAACCAGTTGTTTGAACTGATTGCCAAGTAATTAATCCTGATATTCCAGATGCTAAATCTGCAGCACCAATAATACCATTAGGTATATCGTCTGCTGTTAAAGGTGCATTGGTTGGTTTTCTTCCTACGAAAGCCATGTAATTCTCCTGTTAAGAAATTGCATCAACAGTTGAAATCCAAGTGTCTAAAGATGAAGCTGTATTTGAAACAACTTTTAAAATATCTCCAGATTGAACTACAACTTTAGCACCACCATCTAAAACTTGTAAAGCAGATCCTGAAGGTATTGGTGCATCTTTGATTAAATAAAAATCGTTAGTACCATCATTAATAAATACTGAAGCATTAACTGAACCTGCAGTTACATTTGCTACTGATATACCAACTATTGTATCATTTGAATTTGCTGTAAATAAAGTAGCTGCTGATGTTCCAGTCAGTCTAGCTTTATATCTTGTGAAATCTTGTGCCATATATATTCCTTATTATAATGCGATTGACATTGCAATACTAAATCCTTTAGTTGCAAAAGTACTTGTATCAGTAGCTTCTACAGTTAACCAAGCAGAACCTGTATAATATTTCAATACACTAGAAGTTGAGTTAAAGTAAAGATCACCAGCATTCAAAGCACCACCATCATTATCTAATGTTGGATCACTTGCTTTAGCACCTAAATATGTATCATCAAAATTATCAGCCGCTGTTAAAGCAGCATCTCTTGCAGCGTTAGCCGCATTAGCTGCATTACTAGCAGTGTTAGCAAAGTTGCTAGAATTGTTAGAAAAGTTTGATGAGTTAGCTGAATGGTTGCTAGATGTGTTAGCAAAGTTACTAGAATTAGCAGAATGATTAGATGAATTGCTTGCATGGTTAGCAGATGTATTAGCACTGTTAGAACTATTGTTTGCAAAGTTAGATGAATTGGCAGAGTGATTTGCAGATGTATTTGCACTATTAGAACTATTGTTAGCAAAGTTACTAGAATTTGATGCGTGGTTTGCTGATGTGTTAGCACTATTGCTAGAATTGTTTGCAAAGTTAGAACTATTACTAGAATGATTTGATGCTGAGTTTGCACTGTTGCTAGAATTGTTTGCAAAGTTAGAACTATTTGCTGCAGAATTTGCGGCAGCATTAGCATTAGCACTTACTCCAGCTGCATTTGCAGCAGAAGCATTTGCAGAGTTAGAGCTACTGTTTGCAAAATTAGAACTGTTAGCAGAATGATTAGAACTATTGCTAGCATGATTTGCAGATGTGTTTGCAGAATTAGATGAATTTGATGCAGAGTTAGCTGCAGCATTTGCAGATGCACTAGCAGATGCGGCATCAACTAATAATTCATATAAAGCAGAGTTAGCATTTGTAGTTAGTGGTTGCGATCCAGAAGATGTGTGTGCTGTATTAACAATAAATATATTATTAGTAGAAGTATCTTTAACTATATCTCTACCAGCATAAGATGTGGCAGTAGCCCAGTTTCCTCTAAATGTACCTAGCTCTTGTGTAACTGATATTTCTCCATTGGTATCAAATGCTAGAATTTTATTAGCACGATCTGCGGCAGCTACAGTAAATTCTGTAGATGTCATTGTATTTGTTTTAGATAATTTAATAGCTCTTTGTAATTCTTCCTGAATTTCTTGAGCTATCATTGTAACTCTATCTAGAGCTTCCTCGTGTGAATTAGCTGGGAATGGATCGTTAGCTACATAATCTGTTTCTTGTGTTCTTGTTGTATTTCTTTTTAAAACAACAGTCTCTCCAGTAACAGGAGCTGTTAAGAATGTAATGTTTCCACCACCTGATGAACCAACACCAGATACTGTATAATGAGTTGTTTTTGTTTTAACTGTTTCTGTTCCAGTAGATGATCTTATAATAACCTGAATTTCATCATCATCTAATATTTTAAATGTATAAGCAAATACAGTAGTTGAACTATTGCCACTGTAACTAACTTTAACTGTAGTTGATGATATTGTCATAATTCCCTATATTAAATTCAATCGTTAATGTCTATCTTATTTATTCAAATATATTAATTTTTGGTGTTCTTTCAGGAAAACTCTCTCCTGGCTTCCAAAAATATTCTTTATCTTGTTCATCCCTGTATTTATTAATTCGTCTAATAATTCTATCATTAAATTTAGGATCAATCATTTTTTGTATATTATCAAAAATTAATCTTTCCAAAGCTAGTCTGGCATACCATAAACTTGCTCCAGGAGTGTATTGTCTTAAAAAATCACTTACATCTCTTCCATAAGTAGTTTCTTCACCTGATGCTAAATTAATAATATTTCCAAAAGTAAGTTTTGCAACATCTTCAAAGAACCCAGCAGGCGCGCCTAGAATTGTTGAAGATAAATTTCTGCCATATTGATTTTGTGATGCAGTTATAAAATCTCCAAATATACCTAAACCTCCACCTTTAATCATTGCTCTTAACCAGTAACTAGGTTCCTGTATTTTTTCTGCAGAAGTAACATCTCTACCTTTTGTTATTTCTCCAAGCTCATAAGCTAAAGCTCCCATAATTGTTCCTGAAATAATTAAAGGAACTACATATTTCATTTTACCGGTTAAGTTAGTTTGAGTAAAACCTCTTCTTAAATGAGTATAAGCAAATGTTATTGGAAAGTTTTTATACATTGCAACAGAATTAATTAATTCACCACCAATAGTTCCTGATCTTTGATTACCAAATAAAGCAACTTTACCTCTTGCAGAAGTTGCCGGTATTGCAAATTCAGTTTCATTAACAACTAATTCCATTAATCTAGTTGTAAGATCTTCTCTTAAACTTTCTGTTAAATCAGTTCTGGTTCTTATATCATCGGGTCTTAAAAATGTTGCGCCTTTATTTGCATAATTAACGTCGTCAATTCCTGCATCATATAATTTTGTTTGACGAATAATATTCCATGATCCATCATTTATTCCATAACGTAAAAATGTTTTTTGCATTGGTTCAGGTAATTCTTTAAATGTTTTACCAATATTTTCAGCCCAGAACCCCATAAGCTCCATACCAAAACTCCATCTACCTGCTTGAGTTAAATGTGATAAACCAGATATTCTTAAAACTGAATCTGATATTCTTTTTGCAACTTGTGGAGCTTCTATTTCTCCAAGAAATCTTGCAGATGCAGATGCTACTGTACTCCAATGTTCAGCAACTAAACCAAGTCTAATTGCAAGTTTTGCTTTACCTTTTTTATCAAGTGGATCAAATAATAATTTAACACTATTTTGTGCTGTTCTGTGTTGAGGTAAACCAATATGAGCTGAAGCAGCTCTACTCCAGTTAAAGTCTGTTAATGCAAGAACTGATGCAGATCCTAATTGAGCTGATGTTAATATATGTCTTAATCCTGCTAAAGATCTTGCTACAAACCCATCAACTGGGTTTGTTAAAGCACCTTTATGATAACCATATAAATTTTTAATTAATTCTATTTTGGTATTAGCTCTATCTTCTTCTAATGAACCAAAAAATTGAGCTATTGACTTTCTATTAAATTTTTCAGCATCAGAAATATCTTGAGCATATTGACTTACTTGTCTATTAAGTTTTTCAATTTCAACAGGATCAGTAGATTTAGCAAGTAATGCTTTTGCTTCTTCTAATTGTTGTTTAGCAACAGGAAGTCTTACTTGTTTAGTAACATCTGTTTGAGCTTGTTTTTTAATAAGAGTAGTCATGTAAGAAATAGTAGCATCAGGATTTGCTCCAAGAACTTTCATTAATGCAATATCTCTAGACATTTTATTAATGTGATCCATCATCACCTGAAATGCATTATTATTGCCAAATCTATTTTGGTATTCAATCCAAGACTGTGCATTTTTAAAAACTAAAAATCTATGATCTGTATAACGTGATGCAAGATTACTTCCAAAAGTTCTTTGTGTAGCTTTAACTTTATTAAAACCTTCATTAGTTATTGTTTCATAAACATCTGATAATGCTAATCTTAAAGTCTTTTCATTAAATGGAAGTTTGGTTTTTTCATTAATCATTTTAACAGGATCTAGTCTATCAATAGTATAATTAATCCAATCTTCTTTATTTGTTTTTCTAATTGCTAAAGTGTCATGTATTTGTGGTAGTCCCCAATCTTTTCTAGATGGTATTCTTCCACCATATTTATTAAATTCTAATCTTAAAAATTCAGAAGATGCTTTCCATGCTTCTGCCATTTCTTTTGCTGCTTGATTTGTAGTTGAACCAGGTTCAATAATTTCTCTAACTAACATAGTTAGTGTAGCTTTATTTCTTGTATAACCACCAATGCCAGGTTTAAATGTATCTAATACATCAACTAATATTTTATGAGCTTGTCCCTTAATAACCTTAACTTGGTTTTCTACAGTAACGTATGGTGAATAGTCATCAGGAGATAAAATAGAAATACCGGCATTTCCATAATCTACTTCTCCATTCATATTTCTGTATGTTTTAAAATGTTTTGATATTGATTGTTGAGCTTTAAGAGTTAATAATTCTCTACGTTTTTTTTCTGCTGCTTCGTATTTAAAAATATCAAATGAATCTTTAGCTGCTTGTTTTTCAGCATCGGCTTGCGACATTCCTTTAGCTAAATATTCTTCTACCTTTTCATCAAATAACTTTATCTGTTCATCAGCTTGATTTTTGGTAACATTACCTTCTGCAATACCATTTGTAATACAATCTTTATAACTCATACGCAGTCTGCCAATCTGTTAATAAATAAATTAGTTTGATTTTCTTCATCAAGAATTTGTCTCATAGTTTTTAATTCTGGAACAATTTCATTAACATCATCTAATTTAGTGCTTAATGAAAATTCTTGATCTAAAATACTTGCAGTATCATCGCCAATAGTAACTATTGGTTCTTCTCTAACAATAGCTCTTGCTCCAGTTCCTTCAGGAGTTTCAGCTCGTAATTCTCTCCATCTTCGTAAATTTTGTGCAATTTCTTCTTTTGATCCACTAATGTATCTGATGGTGTCTTCAACTGTGCCATCAATTTCAGCTCTGACATTTATTTGTTCCTTTGTTAGTTTATTGTAAATTGTTTTAATATTATTATCAACTTCTTTTGTAATGATTTGACTATCAACATATCTGCCTGTTTTTATAGCTCTTTTAATGTTTCTTAACTCGGCAACAGCAAGAGGAACATCAACTCTTATCATAGCAATTCCATATCCTTTGCTTTTTAAAGAATTAATTATTTTAGTTAATGGTTCTTCGTTCCTTCCAAGTGTTGGAATAATAATATTATCTCCATTAGTAATGGTTTTTTTTAACATTCTTTTAAAGAATTCTTTACTTTCGTTGTGTACTGATGATGTGCCAATACCATTTTTATACTCAGGTATTAATTTTTTATAATCATCAGAATCAATTACCATTCCTTTAGTAACGTCTTTAACTTCATTTGTAAATTTTGATTTCCCAGAAGCAGGTACTCCTGTTATAATTACAGCAATACGATCTTTTGTTTCAGATCCTGTTTTATATACAGCATTTAATACTGTCTCTATTCCTTTGTATTCATCTTGTCCCAATTTATAAATTTTATTATTTAAGTATTCTTCTGTAAATCTTCCATTAACAAAATTAGGTTCAATATCAGTACGATTAATTTCATAATAAGCATCTTGATCTTCTATTATTTTTTTAACTAGATTACTGTTTTCAATATCAATAACATCTTGTTTTGTTGCAGCGCCTGAATTTATTCTTTGCTCAATATCATTAACCATTCTTTGTTCTTCTAAATTAAGAATTTTGTTTTCTGCATTTAAAGAATTAGTTAAATCTGTTTGTGTAGGTTTAGCAGTAGGAACTTCTGTATCTAATAGTATTTCGTTTTTTAATGATTGACTTTGCTCAACTGAACCTTTTCCACCTGGTTCGTCAAATAACTTATTACTTATGTTTTCTGATTCTGGTCTGCTTCCTGCAGTGCTTGTTTGTATTTCAGTTTTAATTGCATTATTGTCTGGTGATCCGCTAACATTGATCCCATCAAAATCGCCTCTTTCTGCTGCTCGATCGACAGCGTCGGCAAAGTATTTTCTTGCTTCTGCTTTGTTTCCTGCTTGGTAGAGTCTGGCTGCTTCTGTGAGATCTGTAGAGAGTTGTCCAACTCTGGTTGCAAGGATTTCAATTTTTTCTTGGATCTTCGCATTTTGTGTTAATATTTTTTCGTTATTAATATTATCTAGCTTATTGCCGGCAGAAGTCAATAATTCATCTTTACTTACAACAAGTGAGAATAACTTTTTCTTGTCTTTTGTGCTTTTTGCAAAGTTTGTTAATAATATTGATTTTTCAACAATTAAAGATTGTTTAAATTCTTCAACTCCAAACAATGTTTGTTCCTTCATTTTAACAGAAGGAGTTTCTCTAATCTGTTTAAGAATAAGATCTACTTGCTGCATATTATCAAATTTTTGTTTTTTTAATATTGTTAATGCAGATGCATGCAATTCTTTATCAGGTAATAATTCACCAACTCTAGATGCTACTTTGTAATCAATAAATTTATTAACTACCATTGAGAATGAATCGTTAGATAATTTTGTTAAACCTTGTGCAACTTTAACTATTTCTGATTTAACTGGCATACTTGCCATGATTGCATTAATATCAAAATTTTTAACACGCATCATTTTAGCGGCATCAATAGCAGTACCTGTTCCTTGTCTTAGATTAATTGCAACACCTTGAAGCATTGCATGATCTGGTACATAACCATCTACTTCTTTAATTCTATATCCATATAATCTAGGTTTTTGATCTATTAATTTTTTTGCTAATCCAAATCGTTGATGTCCATCAACGACTGCTAATCTACCATCTTTAAACTCATAAACTAAAAGAGTGCTTGCGCTTGGCTGATCCCATTTAGTAACATCCATAAGTTTTTGAGATATACCAAATTCATTTGTTTCTGATTTATATTGAAAAGTCTTTGCGTCTGTTGTTAATTTATTAATATTAAATTCTTCTATAGATGCTCCTTTAAGAATATCTTCAAATTTTAATTTTTGTGGTAATTCATCAGGTATTGTAATTGGTTCATCATTTAATAATTTTAAAGTTGCTTCTGCAGCTCTTTCATTATGTAAATCTCTGCTTCTAACATTATCCACCATTGGATTTTGTTTTTCTTCAAAAACTCTATTTTCTATAAATTCAGCCGCAGCATCAGTATCTTTTGTTTTAAATTGTTCTGGAAAGTTTTCTTTATAAATTTTTAAAGAATCTTCATCAGTTAGATTTTCAATATTATTTTGAATTTTAGCAATCATTTTTACTTGCATATCAGGTGTGGCATTTGCAAATAGTTTAGATATTCCAAAAATACTTGTGTTTAATACACCACCAATACCTGCAGCGAAAATTGCAGAGTAAGCAACTTCTTTAGCTCCAGCTTCAAAACCTGCTCCTTCAAATCCTAATTTTTCTCTATAAGGTTGAACATTTAATTGTCTTGATGCTTCAGATCCTGCTCCCAAAACTCCTTCATAATATGCTGTTTTTAAAAATGTCCCTAATGCTGTTCTTCCAAAACCATAAGCTAAACCAAGAGGTAATGTAGTAAACACACTTGGTTCTCTTAAATAACTAACTGCGTTTCCTGCAAGGTTACCTACTTTGCCAGAAAAGTTTGTATTTTCAAAAAGTTCATTTGCGTATGCTTCAGAGTCTTTTGCATCAACACTAATCTTTTTTAGAATGGCATCTAAATTATTTAATGATTTGTTTTCTAATTCTAGTTTTAAATTTTCATTTTTATTTTGCTCTTCTTGTAATAATGTTAAAGCTCTAGTAACTCTTTCGTGTCTTGTTTCATAACCTTCTAGTCCAAATTCTGTTTTATAAAAATCCAGATCTGGCATTGGATTATCAAACTGAACATTATTTTTAATCATAATATCAGTGATTTCGCTCCAGGCATTATCAAGATTATTAATCTCAGATACTTCTGATTTAGATTTATCAAAGGATTGTCTTGATGCGTTGTAGTTTTCTAAATATTCTTTTGCTGTAAAGTATTTTTCTCTTCCTTTAGCTCTAGCTTCAACACCACCTAATTGTTCTTGTTCAGGAGGAGCTTCTTTTTTTGCGTAAAAATTTTCTTTAGGTTCTAGTAAAACATTAGTAGATTTTTCTTCTTCAAAAAAGAATGACATTATTTATTTACTGTTCCTAGATCTCCTTTAATCTTATTAAGATCTACGATAAAATAACCGCCATTTTTATTTAACAAATATTCAGGTTGTACATTTGAACCAAAAGGTTTTGATAAAGATATTTTATATCTTCCTGGACCCACTGTTACAAAGTAAGGATCACCAAAAAACTTTTCAGAGAATATTTTAATTTCTTTTCCATTTCTATCTAATGGTAATGTTTCAACTGCGTTTCCTTGAGGATCAGTATATGAACCAGATTTTTTTAAAACATTTTCATTTTTTTCTAAATAATCAATAATATTATTAAAGTTACCTTTTTTAACATAAGCAGGAACAACAACATCTAAACCATTATATTTATCAAATCCTCCATATTCTTTTCCATTAACTTTTAATGAACCAACTGCTTCATTTAATGCTTCTGTATATCTTGATGAACTAAATGATTTGTTTAATTCATTTGCATCATAAGTTCTTTTTAAATAAATATTATCAGCTGTTTCAATAACTCTGTTAAATGTTTCAGCTCCAACTCCTGTAAATGCTTTTTGGTAACCTGATATAATAGATGATTTATCTTTTTCTCTAAAGTTTTCTAATTTAATATTTTTATTTTTACTTAATAAATAACCATCAATAGCATCTGCAGCTCCTTTAGTTGGAACTCCACCATTAAACATTGTAATACCACCAACATGCGCAAATAATGCATTCTCTTTAGAGATTTCAGAAAATGCAGCTGGAGCATCAGCGCCAAAACCATTTGTTATGTTTGATGCTAATTGTAATAACATTTTACTATCTGTAGATTTTTCAACAATAGCTTTTAATTGTTTAGATTCTGCATCAGTAAAAAATCTTGTAGGTAAGTTATAATATTTACCAGCAGTAGTTGCTGAATTTTTTCTTGCTGCCAGACTTTCTGTAAATAGTTTTTTATTTTCTTCAGATGGATTAATCATTACATCGTTAAAATTAATACTATTTAAAGTAACAATGTTTCTTTCAGATGCTGTTCTTAATAAATCTTTTTCTAAATCTGTTTGTAAATCTGCTTTAAATTTTTTAACTATTTCATATTTTTTTAATTCAGCAATAGGTACATCTTTGTTTTCAGCTTTTGCAGTAGTAATCATTGTTTCCATTTTACTAATTTCTGCATCCATTTCTGAAAGCGATTTACTTCTAATGTTTAAAATAATATCTCTTTTTTGAATTAGAGCATCAATCTTTCTTGCGTTATCAAAATTATCAACTGCTATAGATCTTTCTTTTGCAGCATTAAGAGCATTAATTCCTGGATCATTGCCTTTATCAATTTGAGCTTCATAATCTTTTAAGTTATTGCCTGATGTTTCATCTATTTTAAGAGCTGATAGTTTTGCATGAGATCTTAACTTTTCAATCTTTTCTATAGGTAAAGCAGAATTTGCAACAACATCATTAATCTTTGCTGGATCACGATCAAGTGTTCTTAAACCTTTATAATAATCTACATCTTCTCTAACTTTGTTTTTTTCTTCTGCAGCTTTTTTCCCATAAACTCTATTATAAACATCAGATTCTAAAATAGTATTAAGTTCATTTTGTGCATTAGATATTTCAAGATCAGTCTTTCCATAAACAATAGATTTTTTTAAACGATCAGTATTTGCTTCTACTGCAAGTCTATTTCTTTCTAATAAATTATTAGTAGAAGAGTTTCTAATAAGAATAGAATCTTCTACAGCTTGTTTTTGAAGAAATGCTTCAAGTGATCTTTTAGCTAAAAAACTTTTAGTAGTTTGTGAATGATAATCTTGAATCTTTTTAAATTCTTCTTTATAATATTTATCTGCTTGATCAGGATCTTCCATTTTAGATGCATCTTCTTTAACTTTAGATAAACCTGGAATATTTTCATCGCCATTATATATCTTTTCTTTTTTCTCTAAAATTTCTGTATCGGCTTTTACTTTTTCTTTTTCTATAATAAAATCTGTAACAGCTCCGGTAAATTTAGATGAGGCAGCTCCAAGAGCTGATGCTGTTTCCATACTAACTCTCATACCAGGAGTTGTTTGTACAGCGCCTATTTCTTCTGTGGGTCTAATTTGAGATTGATAAATTTTAATTGCCATAAATTATTATTTTTTTGTTGCGGTTTGGTAATTGCCTAACAAAGATGCTCCGGCTTTAAAGTAACTTACAGTTTCAGCAACTTGTCCACGATATCTTTCAACTCTTGCTTCAGCTCTTCTCATTACAGCTTCATTTTCTAATTGTTCTTTTTTAACAAGAGCATTATATTCTAGCATATCTCTATCTCTTGCAAAGTTTAGAGCATTGTCCATAAATACTCTTAAACCAGTTCCTTCTTCTGTAACTCCTCTTACTGCATAACCAGTTCTAATGTCTCCAGTTGATTTTGTTTCTAGTGCATAAATTTGTGGTAGATCAAATTTTTCATAAACTTTATATCCTTGCTGCGCTTTTTGTTCTAAAACAACAGCATCTCGTTCTAATAAAGCAGCATTAGCGTTAGCTATTTTTTTCTGCGACTGTCCAGTTATTAGATCACCTACGAATGACATATCAATAAATCTTTGCGAACCTTATGTAATCAGCACCATCTGGTACCTAACCATTCAGCAAATTTTATCCCTAAAACAAAATCTGCTTTTACAGCGGTTTGTAATCTTTTCACTTTATAAGTTTTTGTTAAAATATCTAGTTTTTTTTTAACGTGTCTTGCAATAGATATAGGATTCTTCCATACATCATTAGTTGCCAAAACCCATCCCTCAGCAACATTATCCCATAATATACCAATACCGCCTGATACCACAATCTTTCCATCTTTAATAGCAGTAAATGACATTCCTGGTATTTCTAAAAATAATGCATATTTTTTAAATTGCGGTGCAATCTGAATAGCAGGATCATTCATTGGATTGCTAATAATATGATGTGCATGTTCCTTTTTAAAAGGAATAATATTAATGTTATCCATCATTAGTAATCAATCTTGGATATAATGATAATAATGTCATTGGTAATGCTTGATCTTGAACTACAAATAAATAACCATCAGTTTCAAAGTTACCTCTAAACTCAATTTTCTTATCTCCAGTAAAAAGTGGCACAGCAACATCCATAGATGCAGCAGAAGATCTAAATGGTATTTCTTCTAAGTTAGAAGTATCTGGACCCACTTTAGCTCCAACTGTTTCATAAAATCTTAATGTAACATCAAATATTCTTTTTGTTTTTCCTTGTGAAGTTCCATCTTGTGATCCAACATCTAATCTCATTGTTTGCAATTTTGATGTATATGCTAAACCTACTTTTGCAGCAGTTGTAGTTCTATCTAATGTAATAGATCCAGAAGCCACAACTTCATCAGGATGTGTTGATCCATTTGCTACTACGCTAACTGTTTGTCCATTAAGGTGATCTAATCCTGTAAGTGTAGAAGTTGAAGATCCAGAATAAGATAATGCGCTATCTACAAATTGAAATTGTGTAAGTGAACTATCAAATTCAAATGGTGTAAGATATTCTACATAACGTCTTGTTACACTATTAATAGTACGTTTAACAATAATCCATATTTGATCTTCATCACTTCTATTATAAGAATTTCCAGAAATAGAAATAACACTTTCAACTATACCATGAGCTGTAGCTCCAAAAGATCCACCTAATTTATGTTGATGCCAGGCGACAACTTGTTCTGATCTTTGATAAGTTAAACCAACTAAAACTCCATCTCCACGAATTCCCCAAATAATACTATGAGGTTCTTGTTGGTATGTTAATTCATCTAATCCAGATAAGGTAACGTCTTCGGCTAGGATAGTCATGTCTGGTGCTACATATCCATCTGTGTCAAAATTATAAGCAAGTTCTCTTAATTTTCTTTTAGCACGTTGAACAAATAAAGTTGCATTACCAACTGATAGTGCATCTATATTTGATGCTCCATAATTAGATTGTTTTTTAATATTAATATTTGTAGGCGATACTGCAGTTCCGGTAGAATCTGAGTTTAATGTAAATTCACCACCTGATGTTAATATAATTAATGTTCTTGTTGCCTTTAAAGATTGTATGACGTTTACTTGGTTTGATGCGATTGTATAAATCATTGCATCATCTGCAGCAACAGTTCCCCCTCTATTCTCATCCATGTTTTCATAATCACCAGATCTTGAAAAAAATAATGTTTGAGGTTGATCAGTAGTTCCTGCAAATACTAATCTTTGTTCATAAAATGTTACGCAAGAAGGATGACCAGTAGTGTCTGAGAAAGCTCCTAATGCCCAGTCAGTAGAAGCAGTTGAAGAAGTCATGTCTTTTATAACTGTTGCTGTTACAACTGTTGTGCTGGTAATAGCTGTGATCTCTCCATGACCAGTTCTAAAACGAAAAAGTCTACCAACATCAGTAGATTGAAAACCTGTATTGTTATTAATTCCAGTTACAGCGGATGCTGTTAATGTTCTGCTAGCTCCAACTGTAAATGCTGACATAGTAAATGTTGTAGTTGTAATATTATCATCTAGGTAGGGACCACTTGTAAAATCTACTTCTGTAATAGTCCAAGACGTATGTCCAGTTCTTGATAATTTTTTAACTGAATAATCAGGATGACATAAATACATTACATCTGCTGATTGAGCATATTTAATTTCAAATAAATCTGCAGTTAGATAAGTTGTTACTAATGTATAAACTCTATTTGCAATACCAGCTGATGTATAAGCTGTGTAAGAAGTTGTGTTAACATTAACACCATCTATATCTTGTAATGCAAATGTGTTAGCTGCAACACTTGCTACTTTAAATCTTTTACCATTAACTTGTGTCATTCCCACAACACCAGTAATAACAACTGTATCTCCATTAGAAAAACCATGTGATGTAGATGTAACAACACCAGGATTAGCTTGTGTAATACCTGTTATAGTTTTGTTAGCTTCTAATACAGCTCCATTATCTTTATAAAAACGAATATATTCATTTCCAAATTCTAAAGCATAAGATTGTTCAGTTGAAAATTCAAAAGGGATTAATCTTGTTTTTAAAGAAGATGTTTTAACTTCTGCTGCAAAGGTAGTTCCTGGTCTTCGTGTAACCGAACCATGCGGCTGAACTATAAAATTTTCTAAAGTTTTGCAGCCACTAAAATATTTTTGGAAGTCTGTTCTTCCTTCCATACGATCAGATAACTGACCCCCAGTAAAGTTAGTAAGAGCTGTTGATACTCTTGCCATAATTAAAACCTACTGTTAATAAATTCGTCTGATAATATTACATCAACTTGACCCATATTAGGATCTGTGTTTTGACCCTCTGTAGCATCAACGTGTTTAGCTTCACCCATTTTATCTTTATAAATTTCTTTCATTGATGTTACTAATGTAGCATTAGCAGTAACAGCAAAACAAATATCCGCAGCTAAAGCAGCTGAAATTGTCTCAGCTAGTAATGTATCATATTCATTTGGATCGGTAACTAATTTAACATATTGAAGTTTTATTGGAGATATATTTGCCATTATTTTTCTACCTTCAACTTTATAATCATAATCATAATCAGATATTGTAATAACTCTTAAACAGTCTGCAGGTAATGTGAATTGATTAGTCCAACCCCAAGCAGGAGTTGCTGTATCTGCTGCAAGCTCTTGTCTTGCCATTAAACAGTTCCAGGCATGAGATCTAAATACTGCATTACGAATGCTTTCATATCTTGCATTACAAAGTCTTGCATTTTTAGAATCTTCTGTAAGTGAAAGTATTGTTGAAGCACCAAGCTGGTTTAATGCATTATTACAAATTTCTACAACTGATGCCATACTAATCTTTTTTTATTATATATTTACGTCTTAATTGTCTAGGTTTAACTTTAGCAAATATCTCTGCCTCTGTTAGTTCTAGACTTTTATCAAAACCATGATGTGCAGTTGATGTATGTTTAAATCTATCAACTAGAACATAGCGATAGATATAATCTTTATTTTGTAAATGTAAAATTGTTTTTACGTTGTCAGTCTTCTTCATAATAAACAGTGGGGATTTTTAGTCCCCACCATTTAAAGTAGTATTATTCTACTACGTATCTTACGATTAATTGAACAAGACCAGATGCTGATCCACCAGCTAGCGTAATGCTAATTGGTAATCCATCTTGGTTTGCATCAACTACTGATCCAGATCCTAATGCTTGTGTAGCAAATATATCTGTTCTAGCAGCAGAAGATGTACTTGTAGCAGCTAAGTAACCAGCTGTTGATAAAGCAACAGTTGTTCCTGCAGCATTTTTATAAGCAGCATATCCAACTGATAAAGTTGTAGAAGCTCCTAATGCAGCATTTGATAAATAACCATCAATGATTCTTGCACCATTTGGTAAATTTACCATTTCCACAACATCGCCTATTGAAGCAGAAGCTAAAGTTACATCCGCAAATGCAACTCTAAGTTTTCCACTTTGCTCATTCGCATCAATCTTTTCAGAAGGTACGTTTTGCGACCATTTAGTCTTTTGTGTTGAGTATAATGTAGCCATTATATTTTTTCCTTTTTAGTTAGTTATTATTCGTCGCACGCTATTTGAACAACTTTTTCTTCTTCCATTCTAGTTGCGCCAATGCTCATGCAGTAATAAACTTGAGTGCTGTAAGATTTGTCAGCTCTCTCGTCAATTCTTGCCATAACATCTTTACCGATAGCTAATTTAATAGCATCTGCTGTAAAGGCATAACATAGTCTGTCGTCAGTGTTAGTTGCATCAAATGCTAATCTATTGCTAACAATAAATTTAAAACCTAAGAAAGAGTCTACTTGACCCTGAGCTAGAGCTTTAACTGTATTGAAATCAGCAGATGTGATTTGTGTTGTTCCTAATAAATCAGAGATTTGTTTTGGTCCACATACAAAGTATCTTTGTATAGATGGATCAACATCATTTACATCTAGGATTTTTTTAGCTTCCAACAATTTAGTTATAGTTAAACCATCAGCTTGTGATGAACTATAAGGTTTTTGAGCAGCAGGAAGAACAACGGAAGTACCGCCTGTTTCTCCTGTAAAACTCGTTCCACCTAAAGCAGCGATTACTACATCATCCATCGCTCTTCCCATAGCAGCAGCCGCAGCTTTTGCATAAGAAGAAGTTGGATCAATTAGCATTCTAACTTTATCTGCATTGTCTATTAGATCAGCCCACTCATAGTCTCCAAGACTAACTCGTCTACGACTATGTGGAGTATCTATCTGGGGTGTGTCCGAGTGGCGCGATGTTCTTAGAACAGCAGTAGTTTTTCCTACTTGATCAAAGAAAGCATTTTTGCCAACGATTGTTTCAACATCCGCAGCGCTTCTTAAATACGATCCCATTTGTTGAGATAGCATTTGTACGTTTGAACTGTACTGCTGTACAAAAGCAGTTGTTATTTGATTTGACATATTGTCATCTCCATTGGTTAAGTTTAATTAAAATAAACGAATGGATTTTCCACAACGTGGATCTATTCTAGAGTTTTACATCTTCGTAGATGTTTGTCTTTTCCAAATGCCAGTAGGGTCTAAAAGATTATCCTAGTGATTTGCTCTATACATCAGTTAACTGCTGACGTAAAGCGAAAACTTCTTGAACAGCTTTATCATGGTTTGGATGTGATTTATTCCAATAAGCAGATCCTGGAGCTTGCAATTTAGCTATCTCACCCTCTATTTCATTAGGAGTTAAATAGTTTGGACCAGATTGCGCTACAAAGCTATCTTCTCCTACCATTTCAGCTAATTTAGCAAATGCTTTAACAACTTGTGGATGATCACCTAATTTAACACCACTTTCTAAATTCATGTTAAGAACATCTTCTCCAACATACTCTCTAGCTAATTGTGATGCTTTAGTTATCTTTTGTTCAAAAGCTCTACCAAATTCTTTACGAAGTTGTTGTTCACTTTCAACACGAGCTGTTTCAGCAGCAGCATCTAAACTTTTTAAATTTTCAGACATCATGTCGTTATAGAATTTAACAACACCATCTGCTTGCTGTGGTAATAAACCTAATTTATGAGCTTGCTCAGAAAATACTTTTAAAGCGCCTTCATCAATGTTTGCATCTTCAGATATATTATATTTATATTCTTCCGGAGATTTGGGTCTTCCTAGTTTATCATAAACTACATTCCAATCTTCTTCAGTTGCATGTTTATTAGGTAGTGGTATTTTTTCTACCCCAACTAATTTTTGTGCATGAATATAACTTTTAGCTAAACTATTAATATCTTTAATAGGTGCTAAAGATTTATCTGCTCTGATGTCTTCTGCAATACTTGTTTTCCAATCTACTGCAGCTTGTTCAACTACACTTGTAACATTATTATTTACTGGAGAAGTCGCTGGACTTCCAGATGGTTGAACTACTTGTTCTACCACTGCCTGTTGATCACTCATTATTTCCTCCATGTTTTTTGTTGATCATTGATTTAATAAATAGATAGACAGATCTTTGTCCCTCTAAATATGCGCTTTCATAACTATCTCCTTTAACAAAAGTAGTTACGTTAGCATTACATCTTCGCTCTAGATCCTCAAGAACTTTTTCTCCATTCTCAGATCCAAAACAAATCTTATAACTTGTGTTTAAATTTTTTATATCTTTACTGTTCATTTATCGCTTTAAGTGCAGGAGCAGCTTTTCCAGCAGCTTCAGCAACTTGCATTTGTTGTTGCATTTCCATTTGCTGTTGTTGCATTTGTTCCCTTTGCAAGCGAATTTGTTGTACTTGAACATCTGATTTCATAACCTTAGCTGGTATTCCTAAAATATCTTGTATGTATCTTACTAAACCATCTATATCTATGTGATCAAACACAGGTGCCATATTTTGTAAAGAACCAAATATTTCAACACCTCTCATAATTGAGGATAACTCTGAAGTCTTTTGAGCTTTAGCTAATGGTGATACGTATTCTATTTCAATATCTTGATTTCCCAAAAATTCTGGTGGTTGTGGAAATTTTTTATTTCTTAATAGAATATTAAAAGCTCTAGTAATTAATGGTTGTAATAATTCTGATTGTAGTCTTCCTAGAACTGGACCCAACAATCTCATTTTTTCTTCTGTTCTTTGTAATACTTCTGTTGCTGTCATTTGTGGACCAGTGCTTGTCATTAATTGATCAACGAAAAAATTCTCTCTAATTGCTTTACGTCTTTGTTCTTCCATATTTAAACCTAATGGATTGTTAGCTCCAATATTCATTGGTTCAATTTTATCTCTAGTTCCAGCTCTATAGTAATTTAATCCTCCAGGTATAGTTCTTATTGGTAAAAGAAAACCATCATCAGGTACAAGCAGCGGAGGATCTATTTGTTTTTGTGCAGCTCTAATAGTTGTTTTAGACATTGTATTTAACATCTTAACATCTGCTAAAGCATTCATCGCAGGTGATCTTCCATAAATTTCGTTAGATGCTTTTAAGTATCTAGGAACTACATAAGGAAACTCTTCATAACCACCTTCTTTTAAAACTGCTCCACTATCTGGATCTACATAAATTGAATAATAAGGTTTACCTTTATTACCCTTTGCAATTCCAAATTCTTCATTTGGCATTACTAAATGTAATATTGGAACTTCATCATGTGGATATGATTTTGCTTTGTCTTTTAAATTTTTTGGTAAGTTTGCTTCACCGAATTTTAACATTACTGTTCTAGCAGGTAGATAGAATTTTCTAAGCATACTATCCACCATACCTCGCTCATCTTCGGTAATAAAAATTTCTGCAATATAAATAGTTCTAAATCTTAGATCGTCATTAATATCTTCTTCAATCAACATTGCTGCGGTACCAAAAGAAATTAAATCATGGTATAGTTCAAATATTTCTTGTTGAAAATTAGATGAAGAAAAAACTTTGTACATAATATCTGTACAAGATTCTAACCATTCTTTTGCCTCATCATCTTTATCAAGTTGATTATTTCTATATTTTAAATAAAAAAATGGTGATGCAATATTAGTTAGCATTCCATGTAATGATGCTGACAATAATTCTAAAGAATGAATTGCTGTACCATCAAAAATTAGTTCGTGTCTTTTGTCTCCCTTAGATCTTTTTTTTGTAATATCTGCTTTTCGCGGCATCATATAATCCGCAACTTCTTGCCAATGTTCTTCCCAAGTTTGACGTTGAGTATTTAAACTTTGGTATCTATCCAATACCAATTTTGCTTTTGGATTCATTGCCATATTATGCGCCTAATAAAGTTTTAGTAGAAAGAGTAGTCTGATCGCTTACACCAGAAGGTGATGTAAGTATAGTCATAGATCTTCCTCTTCTTTTTGCTTTAATTAATCTTGATGCTTCTCCCTGATCAACTTCTGCTTGAGTTGGTGATGAAATAGGTTGTGGTTTTGGAGCATCAACTTGTGGTGTAGATGGTTTTGCTCCTCCTCCAAAAAGTGGTGCTATTATTTTTATTGGATTTGCTCCACCCATATTATTCTCCTAATAAAGTTTTTTTCTGCAAAGTTTCTTCTTCTGTTAATCCTTGCGCGCCAGTTAAGATTGTAGATGATCTTCCTTTACGTTTACGTCTAATCTCAGCTTGTTGTGCAGCAACTTCTTCTGCTCGCGCTTTGTCATCATAAGCAGGCGGAGGAGCTGGCGGCGGCGGAGGTGGTGGCGGAGCTGGAGCTTTAGGCATTAAAAATCCCATAACTATTCTCCTAAAAATTTTGTTAAGTTTTGTAACATGTTAAATCCATATTATATTATTTGCCATTGGTAAATAGCTTATTTAGAAAATATCTTATACTCAGAATCTGTAGCTCTAGGCATAGAGGTGCTTTTATTTAGCACTTCATTTACAGACAATGCTAAATATCTAAATGCATCTGCAGCATGAGAAGACCAAGCATGTACTGGCTTGCTATGAAATATCTTCATCTTTTCGTTATATTTTCTATGGTAGTGTCTTAATGCATCAACTAGATGTTTACAATTATCCATGTCAATCCAGCATCTAGGTAAAATCATTTTAGCTGAATGTATTCCATCTTCCAGCGGCAGCTTCGGCAAAATTTTAAAATTAATACCTAGCTGATAAGCTACATCTCTTCTAGTCTTGCCAGAAGAAAATTCAGTAACTTCTATATCATGTGGTGCATAATGCGTTTTATAAAAATAATCTTTCTTGCTAACAATATCGCAGTAGTGCGGTAAACCTTCTTTGTTGTTTTCGTAATAATCTATTATATGAATTGCAGCTCCAATTTGTTGGTAGAATATTATAGCTGTAGAATCTCCGACACCAATATCCCAAGATGTATTAACTGGGTATGCCGGATTGTAAGGAACTCTAGTTAATTGTTTTTTATCTTCTAAATCTTTAATAATAGATCCGAAAATAGATCCTGATATATTTGCTATCCAGGAGCATTCAAATTCTTGTTGATATTTTTCTTCTCCCATTTGCTCTCTTGCAGCTTTTAATTCTCCTTCATCAACTATGTTTGTTTTGGATGCTGGAGCTGTATAAGCAAACCAATCATCATGGGTTAATGCATACTGATATAATTCATAAAATTGATTTGACATTCCGGCAGGTGTTCCAATAAAAACGCACCATCCTTTTCTGTCTGATAAACAGGGTCTAAGAACTTCATTCCAAAGTGTTGGATCTATTTGCGCCATCTCATCGCAACAAGCTCCATCTAAAAATATACCCCTAATACTATCAGGTGTTTCAGAAGATAGCAGGGTTATTCTAGCGCCATTGGGTAGATCGCATCTCAATTCTGTTTCGTGAAATCTAACTCCAGGAATAACACCGGCATATTGTTTTAAATAATCCCAAGCAATGTTTTTCGCCTGGCGATAGGTTGGAGCGATGTAGGCATATCTAGGATTCTTTTTTGTGTTTAGCAGTGCCTCAATAAGTAAATGATTAATTAACATTACTGACTTGCCAAATCTTCTATGACAAGCAAGTACAGAAAATCGGAACTCTTTTAGCTTTTCGTGCAGTTCTTTTTGTTGGGGTCTTGGATCGTAGGGTATATCAACTATCATTAGTGTATCTTTGGCATGTCAGAAATATCATCTATTTTATGATAATCAATTCCAATCTTTTTTAAAATCTTGTTTGCAAATTTATCCATATGATCGCTATCTTCAAAACCATTAAAATGAATGACTAAAGAATTGCTATCTTCATTTACAAATAACAAAGCTGTAATTAATGCGTCTTCGTCTTTAGGCATGGTGAGTGTGTGGCTGTGTGTG